CCAAAAGAAGCTTTCATATCCTGTAATGCATCACCTGTATATGTGGTATGCCAGACAACACCAATCTTTGCTTTTTTAATAATTTTTCCTAATGCACTATCTATAGGTACAGCATATACAATAGTGTTGGGTTGAAAAGTATAATACTTTGTGCCGTCAATAGTTTCTGTAGACACATCATCAGTAAACATCAGATCACCTTGAAGAACCCCTGTGATACCCAACTTTGAAAATTCTTTAAGTGCAATTTTAAACTTGGAATTAAGAGCACCAGATAAATCATCATTTATCTCTACATCTGTCTTATAAAGTTTAGGGGATACATTGAAAACACTTTTCTTTGCAACAAAGAACTTGTCATCTTCGGGGTCTATACCAACAAATACAGCAGGAGCCCCATCCCATTTAACAGTCATGTTAACCGAACTACGACTTGCACCAGCAAGCATATCTCTAAGAGAACGTAGAAAGTTAAGTGCAGCACGCCCACCATCTACACCAAAGTTGATTATTTCATCTTCTAGGTGTTCTAGGTGAAGATTCTTACCACCTTTATCTTCTGTTAATTCTCTGAAAGATATCATTTTACCAACTCGGAGTTTTCATACTGACTTTACCTTCAACTTCTAAACCTAAAGCATCCAAAAATTTAGTTATGCCTTGCTTTGCAAGTTCAAATAATCTTGTCATAAATTTTTTGATAATCTTCTCGTAAAAACTTTTCAAAAGGTCTGATACATGAGATGCAAACTTTTTCATTTTGTTTATTGCTCCTCTAAATATGCCTTCTGATAATAAATAATTTCTTTTTATTTGATATATTTCTTGTTGTAAAGAGGGAATTTCTTCATCTAAAATTTGTTCCAACAAAGGCAATTTACCTTCTGGTTCATAAGAATCTGAAAATATCCTTACTGCCGCAGCTTTTGATCTTCCCTGGCCCTTATAAGATACAACTACATTATCAATAAGTTGAGTATTATTTGCACCATAATCTACTAAATTTATATGTTCCTTTACAAATCCGTTGTCACTAAAAACAAGAATTTTATTAGCAACTTCTCGTTGAGAGCCAGGATATGCATTCCCATCTGAAACATTTCCAGTAAATTTATAAAGTCCTGATGCAGCCTCATATACCATCCATTTTTTTAAATCTGTATTTTGGCTAAAAAATTTAGAAAATGTTTCTTGCCACTCTTTAGTTTGTATTGAAACATTAACAACCGTTCTAATTTGATTTTTTAATGCTTCACTTTCAAAAATATCGTCACTAACTCCAGCTGCCCATTCTGACGATTTGCCTTTTTTCCCCCCCTTGAAAAAATGATGAGCACTTATTTTAACTCCTTTGCCTTTATCTTTACGACTTTTAGGAGCACCACCCACATTCCAAGTCTGATCTTTAACATATAGGCCCAATTGATTATCTATTTCTATTTTTGTTTTGGGTGTTTCCTTTGGTAATTTATCAACATACTCCTGAGCTTTTGCTAATGTTGTTTCTGCGGCACCGGCTAAAGAAAGTTCTCCCTTTAAAAAATTTACAATGTCTATATCTTTAATTGTCCTATCACGTTTGTATTTACTAAGCAAGTCTTGTCCTCTCTTACTTCGCGGTTTCTTCTTCCATCTCTTACCTTTAAGTTCACCAACATACCATGCATTAAAATCTTTTTTGCCAGCACCAACTTCAACATTCAATCTATTAGTAGAAGTTTCTGCCATTTCAGTTTCTAAAATATTCATAGCATCTTTAAATTCTTGAGTATCAGCTATTTCTCCACCAGACTTTTCGTAATGTGCAATTGCAGCCTTAAATACACCTTCTGCTTCACCTGCCATAGCACTCATAAGTTGAGCACCAGCACCTTTATCTCCCTGTTTCTTTAATGAAATGTTTTGAGTGTTAGTATTGCTAATATACAAATCAGATTTAGAAGTTTTATCACTTCCTTTTTCATAGTGGGTTGCTGCTGAAGAAGTTCCAGCATGAATTAAATAATCTCCCCTATCACCAAACTTACTGTCTTCAACTACTGCTTTCCCAATAACTACCAAGGTTGTCCATTTTGTGCCACTTGGCAATTTCTCGATTGCTGCTTTACTTAATGCTTCATCCGGCTCCATACCTTTTATATAATGATTATACGCAAAACAAATAGCTTTCTCAGCATTAGTAGCATCACTAGTAGTGGCTTCAACTAAGAAGGTCTGTATTTTATCTACAGGGGGAATATAGGATTCGTTTCGGGGTTTAACTTGCCGAACGTATTGTTGCAAACTCATCAATTTCTCCATGCATACGAATGTTTCAACTATTTATATAACATAGATGTTGGTAATTGTCAAGTTATACTTGCCAACCTTCTCCAAAATCAGACTTGTCAAATACTGGTTCTATAAAATCTTCTTGGCCGCTATCTACTATATTATTTTGTTCAGATAGTTTAACGTCAAAAAGTTTCATCTTTGATCTATCCAATCCAATAACAAATCGTTTATTAATAGTAAGATCATTATAACGATTTTTCAGTTGTTTTACTGCAATCTGATTTAATTCATCGAGTTCTTCATTTGATATGAGTGCAAACATGAGATCAGCCGTAGCAGGAAGCCCAAAGCTCTCTGATGTATCTTCCAAACCAATGTCGCTTGAGACAAATCCACTCCTAGTTGTCTGTGTCGCTGACATAATAGGAACATTAGTTTCAACTGCAAGGCCCCTAAGTTCCTCAGCGATGGCCTTGATATACATGTATGAATTGACATTGGTTGCTCCTTTAAACCTACTTGACGAACAAATATTCAGATAATCTATAAAAATAATATCAGGTTTAAATGTCTTCTTGATTGCAAGTTCTTTAAGCAGTCCTCTAAAATGTCCAGAGTGAGCTGATGCAGTTGGATATTCTTTAACGATTAGTTTACCGGAAGTTGATTTAATAATATTAGCAATCTTGTTATCAAACATCTGTTTAGGCAAATCATGCAAATCTTCCATAGAAATATTCATAAGGTTTGCATCAATACGTTCTGCGATACGTTCTTCTGCCATCTCTAAAGTTATATAAAGTACGTTTTTACCTTGCGACAAACAGTTTGCTGCAATATGACACATGAACAAAGAT